TTTAACTGAGATATATAAATCTGATGTGCCCCAAGCGACAATGGATGAGGTAGCCAATATAGTATTGGCGTACTGTATGGCTTCGATGTTCCTCATACGCAACCGGGGATACAGATTAGAACCATCGCATTTCATACACTTGACTAGTTACTTGGATAATCCACGTGGCAGTATAGATTGGGATAGTATGGAAACGGCCTCTAACACATTTGATAGGATAACATTACGTGCCCCAGTGTCTATTGCTGCCAGAAATTACATACGTGATAAGCTTAGACATATGGATAATGCTGAATTTCACATGGTTCAAACTATAATAGATTTTGTGAACGATGACCCGGGATTCAATAGTTTAGTATCACAAACAACTAACAACGGCATCTCTAATCGCATTGTAATTGATGTCAACAGCATTTCAGTTGATAAGCCGATGGAAACTAGTATCTTAATTGATAATGATGAGGTAGATGTGTTCAATACTTTCCTACCTATCTATAACTTTAGAACTGGTATTGGTGGCATCGGTCAGAAGGAATTAGACAAGGATTATGGGTATGAGTCCCACCGATTATTCCTAAATTCACATTTAGGTATTGACATTGGACCCGATTCTGCGGTATACTACCAGACAGTACATAATAACGGTTCTCCTTCGGTTGAAAGTATGGAAAAGGCAACCCGAGCCCTGTATACGAATTTATGTGGCAAAATAAACCAAGGATTTGATGGTGCGTTTGATTCCACACTAATTGATTTCAAACAAAATATTATACAGTGTATGATTGCATGTTGCTACGGAGTGGATATATCTTCCGATGGAACTTGCTTGATACTGGGTGGTAACACTACGACACAGAGTTTTAATGTTAAGGAACTATTTGCAAAAATATATAATAATAAATTACAGGCAAAATGTCCAGAAAATGTTAACCCCTCTATTCGTATTGTAGGTAATGATAACAAGGAATTGTTTAAAGTAAGATTTAAAAAAGAAATATATGAAAAAAATCTCACCGGCCACAGATACAAAATGTATTTCATGCCATCGAAGGTGAGTGAATATCTCAAATAATAACAATAAGGAATACTAAATGAGTATAGTTCACAACGACCCCAAAGATTTCATCGCAAAATATAAAGCAGCAATAAAAGCCAAATTAACCAGAGAAGAATTTGCACATTATCTAGACATCATGCCTAAGAGTGTTGTCCGGCGTAGATTAAACATAGCAAAAATGACCGGCCTGAACCTTCCATATTTAAAAGTTGATACCGGTTTCGACGGTAGTGTAGAGGTTGCTAAGTTTGAAGCCTTTGAAAAATACTACAACGCACTTATTGCCAAGGATGAAGGTCCTAAGACTGTAAAAATAGAGGGTGAAAACCGCAAAGGTGTTTATGTCATAACATCCGCCCAGAATGCTACGCCTGTACACGAAGGTTTCTTAGCTACGTTGCTCAAGTACTGTGAATTGCGAAACGGGGAATTAATGGTTATACCATATCGTTATAAAAACCCCACTTCCATATTCACCCCTGTTGATAAGGCTGGTGATTGGTGGTGGGAAGCATTAAGCCCTTTCATACTAGCAAATAACATCAAATTATGTAAAGGGTTACAGATTTTGGGTCAAATTAAAATGCAACCGACCCAAACAACCCCGTTATCAGGGTTTGATGGTAGGACTGGCACCGATTCGGCTATATTAGGACATCCTAAAGTACAGTGGAAAACTGTTGCCACACCTAGTAAAAAGACGCCTAAGATACTGGCAACCACTGGTTCTTGTACTGTTGAGAACTACACCGATTCTAAAACCGGCCATAGGGGTGCCCATCACCATAATATCAGTGCGATAATTGTTGAAGTGGATGATAATGAATTTCATATGCGTCGTATAGATGGTAATGAAGATGGTACGTTTTATGATATTGAATACTACTACACACCAACTGGACGAACACGATATGGTAGAGCGGCTGGATTCATACCCGGTGATATACATGCGGAATTTATTGATAAGACGGTAGAATACGCAATGTTCGATTCTCCTACTTCAATAGCTAATGTATTAAACCCAGAGGTAATGGCATACCACGACGTAGAAGATTTCTGGAGAAGGAATCATCACCACCGGGGTAATGATATACTTGCCTATGGTAAGCACCATTATGGTAGAGATAATGTCGAGGAAGGGTTACAAATTTCAGCAGACTTTATTGATAATCACACACGCCCGGATACCCTTAATTTGATCATACGAGGTAATCATGATGAAGCGTTTGACCGTTGGCTAAGAGAGTCCGACCCTAAAAGTGATCCAGAGAATGCAAAATTCTATTACTACATGAAGTTTCATCAATTATCTCATGTGGCGATAACACCCACTGGCTTTGACACGTTTGGGGCGTTTGAGTATTGGTGTACTCACCCCCTAGATCAAAGTGGTCTAACATCAAGTGATACTACCACATTCATGAAACGAGATGCCAGCTTTGTTATATGTGGCATCGAGATTGGATTTCACGGTGACCAAGGAATTAATGGTGGTAGGGGAAGTATTGGTGCATATTCCAAGATTGGGCCTAAGACTGTCATAGGTCACTCACACTCGCCCGGGATAGTAGAAGGTGCGTATCAGGTAGGGGTATCTTCCTTAGTGCCTCTAGAGTACTCTGATGGCCCCTCAAGCTGGTTACATACCCATTGTATCATCTATCCTAATGGAGCTAGAACATTAATTAATGTAATTAATGGAAAATGGAGAGCAAGCTATTATGGGTCTGAATTCACTCTCACCGATTGAGTCGTATCAGCATAATCCGAATGACTTGCTTACTTTTATAAGTACGCAAGTCGTTCTGCCATCGAATGAGCCACCCGGTTTAAATGATAGTTCAATAGACTTTCTGAATGATGTGTATTGGGATAAACGCGGTTACGTTGAACGTAGACACAAGCGTAGATCAGGAGGTACAACACTATTATGTTGTATAGCAGCCTATTACGCCATACAGGGTAAGAACGTAGTGATATTACATCTCAATGGACATGAAAGAGGGCATTTCACTAGGCAGTTTATGGAGTTAAGAATTAATATGTTAAACCTCACGTTTCCCCATGAAAAGGAAATATGTATTGAACATCTAGTGGAGGATGAAACATATATAATTCTTAACTCCATAAAATCCGATATTATCAGGGGGTCGTCGTATGACATAGTAATATTAGACCCAAGTCTCCGGATACGAGACGAGAACCTATATGAAATAAAGCAACACGTTAGGCCCCCGGGGAAAATAATTATGAATTTGCCAATGTACTAGGGATGCAATCTAAAAATATTGTATAAATACTATGTAAGAGGCATAGTATGCAAAAGAAATTTAACCCTAGGGGCAACCCCAATCTTAAGAAAGCTCATGAGTCGATGGAGATCAATTATGAGCAAATCGAAGAGGTAAAACGATGTATGGTAGACCCGGCGTATTTCATCAGGAAATACATATGGATCATGCATCCAAAACTGGGACGAATAAAATTTGATTTGTATGATTATCAGGAAGAATTAGTACGTTCATATCAAGACGAGAGATACAATATTGTATTGTCTGCCCGACAGACAGGTAAAACAGAGACATCTACTGCATATATGGTTTGGTTTGCTATATTTCATGACGCAAAGACAATTCTGGTTGTTTCCAAAGACGCTGAGTCGGCTAAGGAAATTATTAAAAAAGTTCAAATGATGTATGAGGGCTTGCCTCATTGGTTAAAGCCGGGTATTCAAGATGATAACTGGAACAAGCATACGGCAGAATTTGATAATGATTCTCGTATTGTAGCACGTACAACAACCGGCACATCTGGTCGTGGTCTTGCTATATCCCTACTGTACTGTGATGAGCTTGCGTTTGTTAAGCCTCACATCCAGCACGAGTTTTGGGACTCCGTGTTTCCAACATTATCGTGTGTTGCTGGGGACACCATAGTGTTAACAAATTCCGGGTTTGCACGGATAAAAGATTTATTTGTTGACAAAATTGTAGGACAATTGATGCCAGCAGATAAGACACTAAAAGTATTATCTGATGGGGGACTAACTGATATATCACACACGTATATTTCACCAGCATCAAAAACATTGACAGTACAGACGGAAACAGGAAGAGAGTTAACAGTAACCCCCCATCACCCATTAATGAAATTAACTGAGTCGGGGGGTAGATTAACAAAGACAGAAGAGTTGCAGGTTGGTGACTACTTACGTATAGATACTAATGCTAATATATTTGGCAACACACATATGGGTGTTGATGAATCATATATGTTAGGGGGGTATATAGCAGAAGGTTGGATTAATCAAGGCAATACAATATGGATTTCTAATAGTGATGTTGAGTTTAGGGACGTATATCTTAATAACGGATTTCGGGAGGATAAAAACCCATATAAGATAAGATTGTCATCTCAGGGGAAGATAAGAGAGTGGGCAGACATAGGGATAGAAGCTGATCGTAAATGTCATAATAAAATAATACCTAGCGAAGTTTTAAAGTTTGATAAAAGTAGCTTATGTAATTTTATTGCTGGTATGTTTGATGGAGATGGTTCAGTAACAAATAAATCAATTAATTATACTTCGACTTCAAAACAATTAGTTCAAGAGTTACAAATATTATTAGATAATCTAGGTATTGTTAGTAGAATTTATAGAAATGATTCTAAAGTTATATTTGAACGAGATAAAGATAGGATATTACCACAAGGAACAAAATTACAATCATTGAGGGACTCGTGGGGGTTGAACATACCATTATCACAGTATTCGAAATTTCAAGAAACTATACCAATAAGGATAATAAGAAAACAAAATAAATTAAAAGAAATAATCAATATTCGAAATCAAGATTCTTTTAAACAATATTATGTGCCAGTATCAGAGATTAAGCCCCGGTTACATGATATTTTAATGAAATCGGGTAAAAGTAAAGAATGGTACCGGGAAAATGGAATAAGATTTGATAAGTGTTTAGATGGTAACCCAGACAGAAAGCTCACAAAGAAAAAAATAAATGATTGGTTGGTGTTGATTGATAAATTTAAGTTACCCATTTCTAATTACAACAAAAAGTTTTTACAAAAACTTGGGGATTATTATATTAGATGGGAAAAAATAAGAAGTGTAGTTAATTCTTATACTGACGCCACATATGATTTTACTGTTCCAAAAACTGGTATATTTACACAAAACGGTATTATGGGCAGTAACACAGGCGGTGGGTGTATTATATCATCAACCCCGAATGGTGACAACAATCTGTTTTCCACATTGTGGAGAGGTGCTGAGGGGGATGTTAATGGATTCTACGCGTCCCGTATATACTGGGATCAGCCCCCGGGCCGGGATGAGGAGTATAAGCAGAGTATTATTGATAAGATGGGGGTGAGGAAGTGGTTGCAGGAGTATGAATGTGAATTCATATCATCTGATAATTCATTGTTCGATACCCGCATTATTCAGGTTGAACAGAAACGATACAACAATGTAAAAATCGCATTTACTATTGAGGAACAGGAGTTTTACAAACCAATCTCACAGGATATGGCATATCTCGTGGGTGTAGACCCTTCAACAGGCAACGGTAATGATTATTCGGTGATTGAAGTTTATGAATTCCCTACAATGGTGCAAATAATGGAATATAGGTCTAACACTGTGAGCGAAGTTGTGTTATACTCTCACCTGAAGAAAGTGATTGGATTTTTAGAGAAGTATTCAAATGATGTGTACTTCAGTGTAGAGTCAAATGGTGTTGGTAGGGCGTTGATTGCATTGTACATGCAGGATGAGAGCCCTCCACTGTATTCTCACTTTATGAGTGAGCCGGGTAAGAATAAACTTGGATACACCACCACATCGGCCTCTAAGCGTGATTGTGCTATCAGATTTAAGAATATGTTTGAACGTAGAGAGATGACCATATTATCTCCGATATTATATAATGAGATGAAGAGTTATATACGGAAGGGAGATGGCTTTAATGCCCAGACTGGGGCCACAGACGACTGTATTTCAGCCGTGTTCGTTGTTTTACGGATGCTGGATGAGATAGCCCAGTATGACCCCCGGGCGTATGAGAAGCTCTATAGGTTCACTGAGCAGGCCGAGGGTAATGAATGGTACACCGACCCCGAATATCAGGATGCACCAATACCGGCTGGAGTGTTCTAATTATATAAATAGACTTATGAAAGACTTTATAATAATACCAAGAGAATTTTTAACTGAAACTGCGTTAGCCAAGCTCTATACTAATACTACTAGTGGGTTTGACACCCCCAGACAGCAAACGTCCGGGCGTGTTCGAATAGTAAGTAAGAAATTTATAGCAGCACCTAGAGCGGGTGCTGTGGGTGTATGGGCCACAACCAGTTCAAGTGCAAAAACATACGACACTAAAATGTTTTTTTATGATGTGATATATAAAGGTAATGAGGAAGAAGAAGACGAAGAGAACAATATGGGAGGTAATTATTTTACCTTTCAGACCGAAGATGGTCAGGACTATTCAATCGAACCACTGAGTTATACGATGGCTGATGTAGAGGTAAGTTGCACGTGTCTTGACTTTTATTATCGCTTTGCAGTATGGAATGATAGCGATGGTAGCTTGTTTGGCAATGCCCCGCCTACTTATATTAAGAAGACGGATAGGAAGCCATTAAACCCACAAAGACTTCCGGGTTTATGCAAGCATCTAATGTCACTTACGACAGAAATTAGGCAAGAAAGATTTCTTCAATAAATTTTGAAATAAGTGTTGATAATTTCAAAGGAAAAGCGTATAATGCACAACTGTTACGTAATACTTCGGAATTAAAAGTAAATTAAGTAACTAAAGTAAGTAGTAAAAAGAGCATAGTAATTAAGTAATTAAGAACTATAAGAAACTAAGTATAATAAGAAAAGGAAATAAGAAAATGGCTAGAAGATCATTAAAAGATTTACAGAATAAAATTAGTAGTGAAAGTAACGAAGGCGGATCAAACGCTGGGTTCTATTACCCACACTGGAAACTCCCTAAAGACGGTCAAACCAATATCAGAATTCTGGAAGATCCAGACCTCGATAACGAGCTGATTGTATATATCAACTTCATGGAACACGTTCTTCACATTGGTGATGAAATTATTCGTGTCCCATGTCGGAAGAATAATGGGAAAGATCAGAACTGCCCTATCTGTGACATGTCATCTAAGCTTTATAAAAGCGAACAAGAAGAGAGAGGTAAGTACTTCTATCGTGAAATGTATGCCGTCCTTCGCGGATTGGTAACAAAGGATGGCCTTGAATATGCCGCCGAAGCTGAGACGGCAGAAGGTACTGTTAAAGTATTTAAGTTCAGCTACCAACTAGGTAGTAAACTTAAGGTAGAGATTGGCAAACTTGAATCCGATGATCCTGATTTTTGGGACCTCGCAGACGGTTTAGATTTCGCTATCGTGAAGAATATAGCTGCTGGTAAGAACGGTAAAGAATACGGTAAGTATGATTTAGCGAGTGGTTTTGTGCGTAGGTCAACAGCGATACCTGCTGAGTGGGTTGCAAACATAACTGATGAACCTCTATCAGCCCTTATGCCAAAAATCCCTTCATATGATGAAGCGGATGAACATCTTCAGCGTTATTTGAGAGCTGAACTGGATGGTACTGCTGGCCGTAGTTCCGGTGGGGATGCCGGTGCGCCGGATAAGGTAGAAACGGAAGAAGATTTGATGGAGAAGATTAATCGTCAGCAGCGTACAAGGAAAACAGAAGAAACCGTTGAGCCTGAAGTTAAGGATACTGTTGAAGCGGTCGAGGACGATGATGATGTAAATCCGTTAGATTCGTTGTCTATTAAAGATGATACGGACGATGATGACATACTGCGGCAGTTGAAGCAGTAATCATTAGCTAGATCATTTACTCTGGTGCGGTGGAAACGCCGCACCATGTTTTTCTAACACTACGACAGGATAATAATAATGACAAATAAATTCATGGAGAATTATAAGAAAACTCTTGCCAAAAATGACCGCTTAAATTTAGAACTACTACCACCGGAGTATTTTTTACACTCTGGTAACTACGCCCTAAACAAACTCATGACCGGTAATTTCGTTGGTGCCTTGCCACAGGGACGCCTTGTTATGTTTGCAGGACATTCTAGTGCGGGTAAGAGTTTGGTGGCTGCTAGTTCCCTAGCAAGCGTTATAAATAATGGTGGGTTTGGATTTGCTGTTGACTCCGAAACATCTCTAGATACATCCTTTATGAAAAACTGTGGCGTTGATATTGATAGTGATAACTATCAGTACATTGGCGTGGATACCATACCAGATGCAACCACTGTGGTAAATGATATACTCAAGATGTATCGTAAAACTGGAGAGAAAACCCCGGCGTTGATCGTGGTTGATTCCCTTAATATGTTATTAACTGCAACTGAAGAAAAGGGAGTAGAGGAGAAGGGTAATATCAAAGGTGATCAGGGGCAGCAGAGCAAACAGATCAAAGCAATGCTAAAGACATGGGTACACTCCGCAAACGGGCTACCCGTAACTATCATCTGCACACAACAACCATATGTACAGCAGGATAAGACAGCAGCATATGAAGACCCGTGGGTAATAACCGAAGCTTGGAAATTTGCATTTAGCCAAATAGTTATCTTCGAAAAACTCCAATTCAAAGAAGACAAGATACACTTGGGGTTCACACTTAAGGCCAAGTCTTACAAAAATAGATTCGCACGTGAGAGGCAGGTTGTGAAGATAGAAATACCATTTGATAATGGTGTTGACCCGTTCTCTGGTTTGATAGAAATAGCCGTGGAGTATGGTATTGTTTCTAAGAATGGTGGGTGGTATACACCAGAGACATTTACGGGTAGAAAATTTCAACAGAAGAAAGCTGAAGCTGACCTAGATTTCATGAATCTGCTCCTTGAGGAAATTAAAAAGGTTGATACCAAGGATATGGAAGTTAATGCGTTGCTTGAAGATTACGTGACAGAGACAGAAGTCGCCCAGACACCTAATGAGAAACGTAAAGCTAAAGCCCTCGCAAAACAAGCTAAAGCAGAGGAAGCGGCCACTAATGACTAAGGAAAAGGCTACGGGAATACTTGCGCTTTTACAAGAGAATGAGGCATTTGAGTCTTCCGTTTTAAATATCTACAAAGATAAGTTATACGAAACCTTTCGGAACATATATGAAGTGGAAGCTGTTATTTCTTGGGAGAGAGTTTCTAGATTCGCCCCTGAGAGTATGTTCATTATGATAACAGGTAGGGCCATAATAGAAAAGGGTACTGAATTAGCACCTAATAATTTCGCTAATGCAGACATGACTTTGGATATTAGTTTTACCATACCTTGGGATATGCTGGATGATGCCTCAACACCTAAAGAGATTGCTGATATGGCAAGATCACTGTCCATTATACGCCAGATGATGACGCCAGAAGAATACATGTTCTTTCTGAGGGATAGGGCATCAACTACAGCCAGCATCAACGAACGGTTAGCGGGTATGTACATGGCCTCAACTGCACCTGCGGATATAGTGATAGAGCCTCCCCCGAATCCCCACAACTACTCGGAATTTGTATCCGGGTTTGATCTCTCTAAATTGAGTGAAGACCAAAAGGAAAGTTTTAGACTTACTTATAAATCACAGGTGAAAAATGTTAGATCTAGAAAAAATTAGAGAGCAGATTCATACACTCAAGCCCAAAAGCTTTGCGGATTTAGAGGGTGATCATTCAAACCTCGATGATGTATTAAATGATTACCGTATAATTCATAAAGTGGCTAGAGATTTACTTAAGCTAGAGGCTAAGACATTGGGTGAGGCGTTGATAACCCAACCATCTGAGTATCATTTTTTTAGGATGTGTGCCGTGAAGCTTAAAGCTATTATGGATTACTATGATTCGTTGATTAAACACGAACGAGGTAAAATAGCTGTTAGTATTAGGGGCAATGTTCCTCGGGATTTAAATGAACGCTCCATCACTACGATAATTGATGCAGATGATTATATTTTCCAGTTGACTACTAATTTACTCAAAGTGAAAGAATGCCATGAACAGTTTATAGGAACCTTGGAATCATATAACCAACGTGGGTATGCCTTAAATAATATAACTAAAGCCAAGGAAATATTGGCACTAGATGATTTACTATGAACCATATTACTATACGTATAGTAGATGAAGTCAATATAATAATTCAGGGGTTAACCGCCACTGAGTATAATGAACTGTCAGACATGTTCGCGGTGTATACCAAGGGCTATATGCACCAAGCAAAATTCAAACTGGGTCAGTGGGATGGTAAGATTCGTTTTTTTAAGAAAAATGGTGAATCCTATCTCAAACTCCTCCCCGAGATATTAGACTATCTGAAGTTGTCCTATAAAACAGAGCAGATCAAACTCATTGATAATAGAAAGTATTATGATTTATCTATACCACCTATTGATGATCTCTACTTAAAACGAAAGGGATTTGATATTGTACTCGGTGAACATCAGGTTCGTGGTGTTAATGCATTACTAGCGGAGGGTGGTGGTATATTCGAGGGTGGTACAGGTGCTGGTAAAACATTGATGACTGCTATTCTCTGTCACCTGTACGAAGAACATTTGGGATACAAGTGCATTATAATTGTGCCTACTTCCGATTTAATTGATCAGACTCGTGCTGAACTCGACTTGTATGGTGTTGATATCGGAGTCTATGGTGGAGCATCCAAGGATATTAATCATGCCCACTTAGTTAGTACATGGCAGTCATTACAGAACAATAAAGGCTTGATAGGACAGTATCATGTGACCATTGTAGACGAGTGTCATGGCGTATCAGGGTCTGTTTTACGAGAGATACTAAACACCCACGGTGCTAACTGTAGGGTTCGTATGGGACTCACTGGTACACTTCCAGAAGAACCTATTGACCAGATGGCTGTCAGAATAACGATGGGTCACGTCGTAGAGTGTGTCGAAGCGTCTGAACTCATAGCTAGTGGTTGGCTTGCGGAGTTGAAATTATATTGCTATGAACTTACCGAGGATGTAAAAAAGCAGTACGAAACATTCTGTAGAGAAGAACCGGATAAGGCAGTTGGGCTAACTTACAAAAAATTCAAGACTAATTTCTTTAAGGATTATGTAGCAGAGAAGAAGTTTATCCAACGAAGGCCAGAACGATTGGATTTTTTGGCTAAGTTAATATTTAAGCCTGTTAAAAATACACTGGTATTGGTGCCTAACATTGCGTTTGGTAGAGCCCTAGCGAAACTTATACCCGGTGCTGTATTCTTTTACGGGAAGGATTCCACCGCTGTACGTAAGGAACTGTACAAGTCATTTGATGACAATGATGATATAACAGCCATAACAACATATTCGCTTGGATCAACTGGATTGAACATCAAACGTATATTTTACCTGTTTTTAATAGACGCTGGTAAGAGTTATATACAAATAATCCAAAGTATTGGTAGGGGATTGCGAAAAGCTATTGACAAAGACAAGGTTTCCGTGTATGATGTGCACAGTGATTTTAAATTTTCTAAACGGCACGCTTCTCGTAGGAAAAAGCACTACGATAAGAAAAATTATCCATATAAACCGAGTAGTGTAGATTATATGGCGTTGTTGAAGTAGTAACGGAGAATAATAATAATAATGGTAATATCGGATGAAAATTCATTCCCTATTCTAATTGAGAACATTGAAACCCCCACACTTACGAACTATTTTTGGGTGCTTCAGCTATCCCTACAGGGTGAGATTGACTTTACCCTTCAGGGATTAGAGATGTTGGAGGAGCAATCAACCCCCACTCTCGAATTCCTTATTGGCGGTTATTTAGTAGAAGCCCCTACAAATTGGAACATTCTGGTTTATTCAGAAGAAACTGCTCAACTTGATGTTGCGGAGATATCTGATTTAACACGATCACGGTTTACAGCAGTTGTTTATCTACATAAAA